AAAGCATGCTAGATGCTATTAAACCATTGCTTGATAGTGAACTGATCAACGAGGAAACTCGCAGTGCTATCAGTGAGGCTTGGGATGCCAAACTGACTGAAGCACGTGAACAAGTTCGCGCAGAACTCCGCGAGGAATTTGCGCAACGCTATGAGCATGACAAGTCAGTGATGGTAGAAGCCTTAGACAAAATGGTAACAGAAGGTCTTGCCGCAGAAGTTCAAGCCGTGGCTGCTGAAAAGCAGGCGTTGGCAGAAGACCGTGTTAAGTTCCAAGTCAAGATTAAAGAAGATGCAACTAAATTCAATAGTTTCATGGTCACAAAATTGGCAGAAGAAATTAGCGAACTGCGTCGAGATCGCAAGATGCACACAGAAGGCCTAGGTAAACTAGAGTCGTTTGTGGTACATGCATTGGCCCGTGAAATTCAAGAATTTGCAACAGACAAGCGTGACGTGGTGGAAACCAAGGTTCGTTTGGTCCGTGAAGCACGTAGCCAACTGGAAGGTCTCAAGACACGTTTCGTCAAGGAAAGTGCTGAAAAGATGAGCCAGGCTGTTAGCCGTCACCTAAAGGCTGAACTCACACAATTACATGAAGACATCCAAATTGCTCGCGAGAACAATTTTGGTCGTCGTATCTTTGAAGCATACGCAGCCGAATTTGGTGCTACTCACCTCAATGAGAAAGCCGAAGTTCGTAAACTGCACAACATGATTGCACACAAAGATCAACAATTGAGTGAAGCCATCAAACTCACACAGAGAGCAAAAACTCTGGTTGAGTCCAAAGAACGTGAAATACGTATTATCAAGGAATCCAATGTGCGTCAAAACACTCTGGAAGAATTGCTCGCACCTCTCAACGAAGAGAAGCGCGAAACAATGCGTAATTTACTCGAAAGCGTACAAACAGCCCGTCTGAATGCCGCATTTGAAAAGTATCTACCAGCCGTATTGGCCGAAGGCAAATCAACAAGTAGCCGTAAAGTGATTGTTGAAAGTGTATCGGAAGTAACTGGTGATAAAACTGCCCGTAGCCAAGTAGAAGATAATGTTGATGACAACAGCAACGTTATTGCTATCAAGCGCCTGGCAGGCCTCTAAACAAAGAAAAAGGAGACAGAAATGTCAGAACAATTATTAGAAAGCCGCTGGGGCGAAACCAAAGAAGCATTGCTTGAAGGTTTGAACGGTTCCAAGCGCAACAGCATGAGTGTTATCCTCGAAAACACTCGCAAGTACTTGAAGGAAAACGCAAGTTCTGGTTCAACCGGCTCTGGTAACATTGCCACATTGAACCGTGTGATTTTGCCAGTTATCCGTCGTGTGATGCCAACAGTTATTGCTAACGAGTTGGTTGGCGTTCAGCCAATGACAGGCCCAGTTGGTCAGATCCACACTTTACGTGTGCGTTATGCCAACACAATGACTGACAACAGCGCAGCCGCTACAAGCACTGCCGCTGGTCAAGAAGCATTGAGCCCATTCTTGATCGCTCAAGCATATTCTTCAGCATCTAGCGTAACTGCTGGTACTGTTGACCCAACACAAAACATCTACACTGGTGCTAATACATCAGTTCTAGAAGGTTCTGGTGGTCGTCAAATTTCCGTGCAAATCTTGAAGCAGGCTGTTGAAGCCAAGACTCGCAAGTTGCAAGCACGTTGGACTTTTGAAGCCGCTCAAGACGCACAAGCAATGCATGGTATCGACGTAGAAGCCGAAATCATGGCTGCTTTGGCTCAAGAGATTACTGCTGAAATTGACCAAGAGATTCTTTTGAGTCTCCGCAGTTTGGCCGCAACTGAGTACACATACAACCAAGCAACCGTTTCAGGTACTGCTACATTCGTTGGTGATGAACATGCCGCATTGGCAGTTTTGATCAATCGTGTTGCTAACTTGATCGCACAACGTACACGTCGTGGCGCAGGTAACTACGCTGTTGTTAGTAGTGCAAGTTTGACAGTGTTGCAATCTGCAACTACTTCTGCTTTTGCACGTACTACAGAAGGCACATTCGAAGCACCTACAAACACCAAGTTTGTTGGTACATTGAACGGCGCAATGCGTGTGTTCGTTGACTCTTATGCTAGTGACACAACTCCTGTGTTGGTTGGCTATAAAGGTTCTTCAGAAGCAGACGCTCCAGCATTCTACTGCCCATACATTCCTTTGATGTCAAGTGGTGTTGTGTTGGATCCAACAACCTTTGAACCAGTCGTGAGTTTCATGACACGTTATGGCTTCATCGAGTTGACCAACACTGCCAGTTCATTCGGCAATGCGGGCGACTATGTGGGGGAAATTGCAGTTTCTAATCTGAGTTTTTCTTGAGATTGGTTATACACTTGCGTTAAACAGGTGTATATGCAAAACAAAAACGCCCTTCGGGGCGTTTTTTATTGACTATAAAATTACGTGAAAGTGAAATTTGTTATAAATAAACATATGAACAAATACACTATTTGGTATACTGCTATCACAGACCGTGCTCGTACACGCAAACTTGATGGCTACACCGAAAGACATCATATTATTCCTAAAAGTCTAAATGGTACAGATGATAAAGAAAATCTTGTTGATCTAACTGCTCGTGAACATTTTATCTGCCATTGGCTATTAACTAAGATATACACTGGTGAAGCAAAAGCAAAGATGATCTACGCTCTTAATGGAATGAAACGAAACGGAAAATGTACTCAACGATATGAGACACTGATTACAAGCAGGGTATATGAGAATCTAAAGAAAGAATTTTCCATCGTTCATAGTGCTACTATGAAGGGTAGAGATCCGTGGAATAGAGGAATTACAATTACTGAGGAACAAAGAGAAAAAAATAGGATAGCGGCAACTGGTAAAAAATTCAGCCAAGAAGTAATTGAAAAACGATCAGCAAAAATAAGAGGACAAAAACGTAGTGAAGAAACAAAATTGAAAATGTCTTTGGCTGCAAAAGGAAAGCCTAAAGGGCCAATGAGTAAAGAAGAAAAAATTAAACGATCATTAGCATTAGTTGGAAAATCTAAACAAGAAGGACATGGAGATCGTATCAAAGCAACAGTGGCGGCACAGAAAGCCGCCGGAACTCACTATACTCAACAACCTAAACAGACTTGTCCACATTGTGGAGTGCAAGCAAGTAAGGCAAGATACAATGGATTCCACGGTGATCAATGCCGTGCCCGACTAAATACTCTATAACACTCCCCGAGATGGGAAGTTTCACAGGCACCTTCGGGTGCTTTTTTTTAAATCTTAAAGAATCCTAAAAACTTTTCAATCCGGGCCATGGGTGCTGACCAATCACCGTACTTTTCTTGACGGAACAATCGGGCAGTGGTGTACCAAGGTGAGTCATCACGATTCTGCATCCAGCGCCAGCAAGGACCATACGAGTTGAGTGGGATCCAAAGTGGACGGCCCATAGCACCTGCTAGGTGTGCAGCCGCTGTGTCTACACTTATCACAAGATCTAAATGATGCATTAGAGCCGCAGTGTCAGCAAAGTCGTTAATGGTTCCAGGATAACACTCAACTCCTGCGGCTTTTACTACTGCTTCATCTTCTTCACTGGCATCTACCTGCAGACTAACCCATTGGTGTTCAGGAAACTTCTTGACAAGTGCAGCCATGGTCGTTGCTGGCATGCTCTTGTGTTGATTGATCCATGAATCTTTACGCCCACTCCAGGCAACGCCAATTCTCATGCGATTTTTTGGAATACCTAGTCTTTCGGCCCATATTTTGACACGTTCTGGATCAGGTTGTACATATTGCAAATAGTGTTGCACATGTTCTAATCGCATGTTTAACAGTCTAGGCATGCTCATCATGGCAACCCAGTAATCAAACGGGCCAATTACATCTTCTGTGTTGCAAGTTATGCCCACGATTGCTTCGGGTGTGTTAATCAACAATGGCTTGATTCCTGGACTCACATGCAGTCTAATCTTTGCACCCATGTCTTGAAGATTTCCGCAGAATCTCAAGAACTGAATTTGGTCACCAAGCCCTTGCTCGCCAATGACCAGGATAGTTTTACCACGCAAATCTTCACCCTGCCACTCAGGGCTGGGTAGTTGAGGTTTAGTGCCGTCTAGGTGTTCATAGCGCCAACGACTTTCGTACAACTTCCATCCTTGCTCATAATTGCCCAACATCAGTTGTGCTACCGCTAGATTAAATTCTGCTGTAACACTAGAGGGATCCAACAATCTTGCAGTTTCTAAAAAAGGAATAGCACGTTGTGTATGCCCCATTTCTCTCAGTACATTGCCGTAGTTGTTGAAAGCACCCGAATGGTTGGGATCTTGTACAAAGGCTTGTGCATAAAATGCAATGGCTTTTTCCGGATCGTGTTGTTCTCTGGCCAGGTTACCACTGGCAATCAAGTCGTTTGTGTTCATGAAGATATTTAAGAAAACCGCATAGCCGGGCAAAATAAAACCGTTTTTCATAAATACTTGTCAACGCAATACTGCGTTTTATGCGGCGATTAATACCCACCGCGTAGTGCCTAGAACGCACATAGGGCTTCTATAAGGAGAAATCAAATGGGAAGAGCACTAAAAATTCAAAAAAACAACGTTGGTTCTGGATCTACTGTAACCGGTAATCCTCCAGTAACCGCCTACAACCAAACCATCTTGACTGATGCTGGTTTTCCAAACTTTGGTAGTTTGACCTCACCAGCAACACCATACAACTCAGCCGACACACTCAATTCAGATCAATTCGTGGGCGTGGTAGGTGGTTCACCTGCTACTAGTACTCCTAGTGCTACGTTTCCTGAAGTGTTGGCAGCAGTCAACATCAGTCTGGCAGACGGTACAAGTACCACTGCTGGTGCTGGTCGATTAATCCGTCAGAAAGGTGCGCACAAGTTCTTGGTTGCTTACACAGCCAGTGCTACCGCTGACGAGAGTTTGATTATTGGTCAGGCATATCAAATTGCTGTACTTGGCACAACTGATTGGCAGGCTTGCGGTGCTGGTGTTAATGCAGCCGCTGGTGATATCTTTACAGCAGTAGCAGTTGGATCAGGAACAGGTACTGCATACCCAGTTGGTATTTGCGTGTTGTCAAATGCAGCCTCTCCAACAGCCGGCAACATGAGTATTGAGTACTCAGTAGGCGACTCATCCGCTGTGTATGCCAGTTATATCACCAACAAGTGGATCCGTGACTGGAACGGCATGACTTATGGCACTTACAGCAGTAGCAATCTTGGTGAAAACATTTACTCAAGTGAAAACTTCTATGTAACCAACTTCTTCACAGACGAAGGCACAGTCACATGGTCTGGCGCAGAGATTATCAATGGTGTGGACGCAAATAATGGTTCATTACAGTTGGCTCAAGTGGTCAACGTTACAAGTTAATTTGTAACACCCCAACATCCTCCTTGCTAACTACAAGGAGGATTTTTTATGACTAGAGCATTTGTGTGTGGCAACGGCATCAGCCGGCAAGCAGTAGATTTAAATCAATTAAAGACATTGGGCAAGATATACGGCTGTAACGGACTCTACAGAGATTTTGAGCCCGACTGTCTTGTGGCCACAGACAAGCCCATTGCTGAAAGTATACAAAATTCTGGGTATAGTGCCACGCATAGATTTCACACCCGCAAACCCATACACAAATTAGGTGCGTTGCCTGTTCCTAAAAAATATCATGGTAACAGTTCAGGACCCATTGCGGTGGCTCTTGCAGCCTTGGACCAGCATCAAACTGTTTATCTTTTGGGATTTGATATGGGCCCCACAGTTAACGCAAAGTTTAACAATGTGTATGCAGGCACAGATTTCTACAAGAAACCCGATGCCGCACCAACTTATACAGGCAACTGGGTAAAACAACTGTGCACCATTGCCCAAGATTTCCCACAAACAACTTTTGTGCGTGTGTGCGGAGCAAACACAGCAGACATAAGAGAACTAAAAGTCTTTAACAATCTACACCATATACCCATGCAGATGTTTCAAGATCGTGTGACAACTGGTCTAGACCTTTGATTTTGTGTGAGTCCACAAGTATATTTGGTTGCGGTAAATACACTCAGAGACTCTAATTTATGACACAGTATATCATTGACATCGGCGCATACCCTGATGATGGGCAAGGCAGTCCGTTACGAACAGCATTTGACTATACCAACGAAAACTTCAATCAAATTTTTGCGGCTGGGCCAGTACTCAGCAACATTCAAATTGGTAATAACACTATTACCACCACAGTCCTCAACAGCAATCTAATTTTAAGTCCATCTGGAATTGGACGTGTACAATTTAACAATACCTTATTTCCTAGGCTTGACAATGTTTATGATATTGGTACTCCTAGTTTGCGTTTCAACTCCATTTATTTGGGCACAGGTGGTATTAATACCACTGGAGGTATAACAACCACAGGCAACATCACTGCCGCGTATTTTATTGGTAACGGTAGTAAACTCACAGGCATTGTGGCCACAACAGGCAGTGAAGTTGTCAACGGCACAAGTAATATTCTCATACCCAGCCCGGGGTCAAATATCTTTGTCACGGTTAACGGTACTAGCAATGTTGTGACATTTGCCAACACCGGTATGTATGTGGCAGGACAAGTCAGCGCAACCGGTAACATTTCTGGCAATTATATCTTAGGTAATGGTGCATTATTAACTGGTATCAACATTGGTTATGGCAACAGTAATGTAGCAGACTTTTTGCCCACATACACAGGTAATCTAGTTAGCCTAACCGGGCCAGTCACCACCACTGCCAATGTAACAGGTGGTAATTTAAGAACAGCAGGACAAATATCGGCCACTGGCAACATCACTGGTGGCAACATCAACACCGGTAGATTGAACGCTGGATACATTACCACAGGAACAACCATAAGTGCTGTGGGCAATATCGCCACCAGCAGTTATTTTATTGGTGATGGTAGTTTACTAACAGGCATCAATGCCAACTATGGCAATGCCAATGTGGCTGCTTTCTTGCCAACTTATACAGGTAACTTGGTCAGCCTAACAGGACCAGTCACCACCACTGCCAATGTAACAGGTGGTAATCTAAGAACATCGGGTACAATACTAGCCTCGGGTAATATCACTGCGGCCAATCTTGACACAGGCAGAGTCAATGCAGCCAACATCACTGCAAGTGGTTTGATATCAGCGGTGGCTAATATCACAACCAGTGCATACTTCATTGGTGATGGTAGTCAACTAACAAACTTGCCTGCTGGCAATTACAGCAATGCCAACGTAGCCGCGTTCTTGCCAACCTATACCGGCAGTATGCCAAGTATGACTGGCCTGTTGAAAACCACGGCCAACATTGCGGGTGGGAACATTTCTATTGTTGGTAACATCACAGGTGGAAATGTTGATACTGGTAGAGTCAATGCCAGTAACGTAACAGTAAGCGGGCCAGTGAGCGCCACAGGTAATGTCACAACTAGTGCGTACTTCATTGGTGATGGTAGTCAACTTACCAATCTTCCCGCTGGTAACTATAGCAATGCCAATGTGGCTGCCTTCTTGCCCACGTATACCGGTAACTTGGTTAGTCTGACCGGACCAGTCACTACCACTGCTAATGTAACCGGCGGTAATTTAAGAACCGCAGGTCAAATATCGGCCGCTGGTAATATCACTGGTGGTAATGTTGATGCCGGCAGAGTCAATGCCAACACAGTCACAGTCAACACAACAATTTCTGCTGCCGGTAATATAACAGGCAATAACTTAAATGGCACAACTGTCACAGCCACAACTGTCACAGCCATTGCCAATGTTGTTGGCGGTAATATTACGACCAGTGGTCAAATGTCAGCCACAGGCAATGTACAAGGCGGCAATCTAAATGCGCCTGGCGGTACTGTAACATCTAATATTGTTAGCGCCACTGGACGAGTACAAGGTGGTAATCTTGTCACTACCGGATATATCACAGCCACAGGCAACATCACAGGTGGTAATGTAGATACTGGCAACATACATGCGGCCAATATTAATGTTGATAGTATTGTATCGGCTATCGGCAATGTTTACGGAAATAACCTCATTGGTAGTTCACTATCAGTGACTGGTAATCTATCTGCAGGCAATGTTTCTATTTCAGGAACATTTGGGGCCTCCTCACTCAGTGCCAGTGGCAATATCACAGGTGGAAATTTACTTTCGGTTGGTATAATCAGTACCTCAGGAAATGTTGCTGGCAATTACTTCGTTGGTAACGGTAGTTTATTAACTGGTATCACAGTTAGTGCCGGAACTTCAATCTTAAACGGCAATAGTAATGTTGTAGTGGCTGCCAATGGCAATGTTACCATAAGTTCAGCAGGTGTAAGCAATGTTTTAGCAGTCAGCAACACAGGTGCTTATGTAGTTGGTGTTGTAAGTGCAACAGGCAATGTCTCTGGCACCTATTTGCTTGGTAACGGCGCATTTATTACAGGGTTACCAGCCGGATACAGCAATGCTGATGTGGCCAACTACTTGCCAACATATTCTGGCAACTTGCCAAACTTAACCGGGCTAGTATCTACTACGGGTAATGTTGCTGGTAACTACTTCATTGGTAACGGCTCATTACTAACTGGTGTCTCTGCGTCTGATGTGAGTGCTAGTGCCTTAACTGGTAACACACTGAGTTCGAATGTTTTATACTCAAGCCTGACTCAGGTTGGCAATCTAGCCAATTTAAATGTAACAGGCAATGCCACAAGTGGTAATATACTCACAGGCGGTGTAGTATCGGCTGCCGGTAATGTCTCTGGCAATTACATTTTAGGTAATGGTGCGTTACTGACTGGCGTCATCACAAGTGTAGCCAACATCAACAATGGCACAAGTAATGTCACTGTAGTCAGTAGTGGCGGTAATGTTTCTGTTGGAGTAGGTGGTACTGCCAATGTGGCGGTGTTTGCCACGTCGGGTGAATATATCACAGGCATATTGAGTGCAAGCGGTAATGTCGTTGGTGGTAACATTTTAACTGGCGGATTGATTAGTTCAACTGCTAATATTGTCGGTGGCAATATCAATACCGCTGGACAAATTTCAGCCGCTGGTAACATATCTGGCAATTATTTTATTGGCAACGGCAGTCAACTAACCGGTGTTTCAGCATCAAGTGTAAATGCCAATGCCCTGATTGGTAATACACTAAGTTCAAACGTTTTATATTCGAGTCTAACACAAGTTGGTAATTTAGCCAACTTGAGTGTGGTTGGAAACACAATCAGTGGCAATTTGCTCACAGGCGGATTGATCAGTTCGACCGGAACGGTGACTGCATCCAGTTTATTGGGTTCAGTTGTTAGTGCCAGTGGCAATGTAACTGGTGGCAACATTCTAACAGGTGGACTTGTTTCGGCTACTGCCAACATCACTGGCGGTAACTTACGAACAGCAGGTTTAATCACTGCCACAGGTAATATCACTGGCGGCAATTTAAGTATTGTTGGCGGTACACTGGCATTTGCCAATGCCAGCATTGTACAAACAAATCCATTGGATTTGAGCATTACTGGTGCTTATCAAATTAGTGTAAAACCTGCAGGTGGATCCTATCAATGGACTTTTGGTAACGACGGTGCGCTAACCGGCCCAACTGGATTGGGAGTCATCGGCTACGTATCAGCAGGCGGTAATGTAACTGGTAACAATATTTTTGCTTTAGGATTTGCCAGTGTCACAGGTAACGTAATTGCTGGAAATGTAAACACCAGTGGTATTCGACCCACAAGCGGCGCATTAACAATTACCACTGCCTCAGGTAATTTAAATCTACAACCGGCTGGCAACATTGTATTGGCCAACACATTTATTAATAGTGTAGCATATCCAGCGCAAGATACCGATGCCGCAACAAAATTGTATGTTGACAACATGGTGTCGTCGGCGCTGTCGTTCCACTCACCAGCGTATGCAGCCACCACAACCACATTGGCTGTGGCCACAGGTGGTACAATCACATACACCCAACCCAATGGTGTGAGCAATGGCGTTGGTGCATATTTGAGTACCACTGGATCGTTTAACTTGATTGATACTGCCAATGTGCAAACAGCAGGCACAAGAATTCTTGTCAAGAACGAAGGCAATGCAGTATACAATGGTATCTATACCTGGTCAAATGCCACTGTTATTGTGCGTTCAACTGACGCTGACGAATATGGTCCAGACAGTGTTAACCAACTAAGTCTAAATGACTATTTCTTCACCACCAATGGTAATGTCAACGCCGGTTCAGCATTTGTGGTCAACGCACCCACGGGTACTATTACGTTTGGCACAAGCAATATCTCTTTTGCTTTGTTCAGCCAGGCCACAACTTATACAGCCAATGTTGATGCTGGACTAAGCCTAATCGGAACGCAATTTAATGCCAAAGTTGATCAGAATACCACTGCATTTGATGTTACCGGCAACATCATTGTCAAGGCTGGTGCTAATCTTACAACGCCTAACATTGGTGCCGCAACAGGTACAAGTTTAAGTGTAACAGGTAATGTCAACAGTGGCAATGTCAACACAAGTGGACTGATAAGTGCTACCGGCAATGCTACACTTGGTAATATATTAACTGGTGGCATATTGTCAGCAACGGGCAATATCATAAGCGTTGCTAACATTAGTGGCGGAAATATTTTAACTGCTGGAGTAGTTTCAGCAACTGGCAACGTAGCCG